AACGGCGCAGATGGAGAAAGCATTGCCCGCTGGTATTCGTTCATCAATCAGGACTGTTGAAGTAACACCCGCATTTGCAAAAGCTGTTGTTAATACAAGCGCAAGTGAATTTAATTTGCAGATATTAAGCGATTCATTAAATACAATTGCAGGCGGTTCAGGAGTTAAGTTTTCATTAACAGCAAAAGAGGGCGCGTTGATTAGATTGCCTAATGGTGATTCTATAAAGAAATCTTTTCGCGGTATTACAAACAAAAGCGCGGACAGATTAGGCCGAGAGATTCGGGACGGATTATTGGCAGGCGATACAACGCAACAAATAAGATCGAGGTTAATTGGGTCTTTGCGTTTTAATTCAAAAGGTAGTGTTAGGCAAATAGCAATGGCAGGCGGAGCCGCAACAAAAGCATCGAATTATCAAATAATGACGTTGGTTAGAACTTCAATAAATCAAGTAAGCAATGTCGCATCACAGCAAGTTTATAAAGCAAATCCAGACGCTACAAAAAAATACAGATATTTAGCAACCTTGGACAGTAGAACAAGTTCGCGTTGCCGTTTGTTAGATCAACAAGTCTTTGAATATGGAAAAGGGCCGGAGCCGCCACAGCATTTCAATTGTCGATCAAGAACAGTTGCCGAAATAGATTATGACAATTTAAGCCGTGTTTTTGGTCGTAAGATCGAAGCGCCCAGACGTAGAGGATTCAGGCCATCAGAAAGCGGTTTAGTGCCTGCTGGCGAGAGTTATGGAACTTGGCTATCTAAACAATCGACTTCAATTAAAGCAAAAGCACTCGGCGAAAAAAAAGTAAGATTCTTTGATAAATTGTCAAAAAAATATGGCGGTGATCAGGCAATAAGAAAATTTGTTTCTGTTGATGGCTCAGAAAAAAGTCTTGCGCAGTTACAAGCGGCTTATGGAAAAAATGCAGATAAAATAAAAATTATCCCTGATATTGTAAAAGAAAGAAAAGGCGCGGAACTTTCTTGGCAAAGATATTCAAACGGATCGCTTGCAGAAAAAGCGGAGCCATCAAACCTTACAAAGTGGACGCCAGAACGTCAGGAATTGCATCGAAGGATTATTGAAGATGTTATTGCGGAGAATAATCCGAAAGCGCAGAAAAACCCGATCTTCTTTATGACGGGTGGCGGGTCGGCTTCTGGTAAATCAATCATGTTGAAAAAATCACCATTGCCAAAAGGTACAGTAATTATTGATGCGGATGAAATTAAAAAGCGCTTACCAGAATTTAATGCGATGAAGGCGAAGGGCGGAAAGATTGCAGAAAACGCCGCTAACTATGTACATGAGGAATCAAGTTGGATTTCTAAATTGATACAAAGAGAATCAGCGCAGCGAAGGTATCACACAATGCTTGATGGAACAGGCGATGGAAGCGTTGAGAGTTTGACGAAAAAAATTAAAATGATGACAGATCGCGGAATGACAGTTCGGGCGAAATATGCGACAGCCGAGATTGCAACAGCACTTGAAAGAAATTATCAAAGATATATAAAAACAGGTCGAAGAGTTTTACCTGAATATGTTCGAAATGTTCATAAAAAAGTATCTGAGATTGTTCCTGAAGCGATTAGGAAAGGCGTCTTTGATGACTTTGAACTTTACGACATGAACAAGGCAGGCGAAGCAATTAAGGTTGCTACTTATACGAAGAAGGACGGATTAAAAATATTAGATAATAATTTGTATGGTAATTTCTTAGCGAAAGCGGATCAACCTGATAGCCTGTTTGAAAAGTGGATGGATAAATAATTTGACAAGTAAAACAATTATGATATAATTAATTTGTACTCAAACAAATCAAACCAACATGACCGATTCACTTCAATTTTTATCAAAGCTGCTTGGAATGACAAACAGCACTAATAAACATGAAAAGGCTGTAGCCCAGACAAAACTAGAAGAACAGCTTCGCAAGTATGGAGTCACCAAAGATCAACTTGAAAAAAGAGTAAAGGAAGGCTTTGAAGATCCAACTTTAAAAGAGGCTATTAATTGGACTTGGAAAGACGCAAAAGGATTCGACCATTTCACAAGAGTTAAACCACATGAACAAATTATTGTTTCAGCTTGCGTTAATTTTTTCAATGGTCGTTTAGTTATCGGAAATTCTTACAAAGGCAAATGCTTCGATATCTTTGCGACCAAAGGCAACAAAATTCAAATTGATCTTTATGCTGAATATTTGATTGAAGCATGTGAACGCGCTTTGAAAGAAGAACGCAAAGGTGTTCGCGGTGGGTTTGATGCAACTTTCAATTCTAGTTTCAGAAAAGGTTGGGCTTGGAAAATTCAAAGCCGCTTAAATGACATGAAACAAACAGAAGAAAAAGAAGGACGCCGTGAAGTTCGCGAAGGCAAAAGGGTTAATCTTAGCGCTTTAAAAGTTCGCGGGAAGAATGAGATTGAAGATTCAAAATCACTTGCGTTAAGGGATGAAAAATATCCCACCCTTAGAAAGGGTCGCGGGTTTACACAAGGCGGTTCAGGATCACGCGCAGGCTATTCAGCAGGCGGCAGGGCAGGGCTTGGCCGACAGGTTGCAAGCGGAAGACAAAGGAGGTTATCAGGATCTTGATAATATCGCCCCCAGAAATGGGGGTTTTCTTTTAGGGGTTGACAACTCTAATTAATTCTATTATAATTAATTTGTACGAAACAAATCAAACCAATGAACAACACTCAAAGATTCAAAAACTTCCAAAGATGGGAAAAAATGATTGCTGCAAAAACCGCTGATGCAAGACGTCAGGCATGGTTGAAAGAGATAGAGGAGGTTGCGTAATGTTTAGACCTTATACAGTTCCCGCCGATCACAAAGATTTTCAGGTCGGTGATCAGGCGCACATCACTCTTTACACAGATATAAACCCTTACACGGTTATCGAGAGAAAAGGCAAGCGCATCAAATTACAAAAAGCAAAAGCAACTCTTGACCCTACTTGGAAACCAGAAATAATTGCAGGCGGATTTGCAGGCCATTGCACAAACAACAGGCAGCAAAGATGGATTATTACAGCAAACCCTGATGGCGGGATTATTGAAGGTTATCTTGGAAGCGATAACGAATGGTATGAAAAGGGAAGCGACAGGCGAACCACAATTGATAAAGGTTACGTCAAGTTTCACGATTACAATTACTAGGGGGTTGACACCCTCTGCTAATTATATTATAATTAAATTGTTCAAAACCAATCAAACAAATGACAATAGCAACAAAACAAACAGTTGAAACTCTTGCTCAAGAGTATTGCGTAAAGATCACAGAAGCAAACGCGGAATGGATTAAACAAGTTCATTTAAACGGCGTCAAAGAAGACGGATACAAATGCCCTTTATGGTTCGATGAAGATGGCAACTACACAGGCGAAGAAAATCCTAATTATTTCACTTACATAATCGGCAGAAAATACTTAAAGGTTGTTGCGATGGAATGGAAAGACGATGCGCAGTATGGCAGAATCAACGCCGCCCCCGCAGGCTATAAAGCTCAAACCGTTCACGCCTTTGTTGATAAAACAACAGGTGATGTATTTCTTCCCGCAAGCTGGAACGCCCCTGCTAAAGGTGCAAGATTTAATCTTTTTGAAAACAAAGAAGCATTATTTGAAGGGGTGATGCGCAGACCACACGGCGGTTATTTATACCGCTAAACCGCAAAGCCCCCTCAAGGGGGTTTTTTATTACTTGACAACTTTAATTAATTCTATTATAATTAGATTGTTAAACAAACCAATTAAACAAATGGAAAATTTATTAATCACAAAAGAAAATATTGAAAAAACAAGAAACATCGACAAGTTCGTTCAAGAATATATCGAAGTTCTAAATAACAAAACTAACGATTACAATTTTTATAAAAGACATGGAAGACGTTTTTACAAGATCACTCAAGTTGTTGTTGGTCGCGATGGTAAAAATACAAATCAACTAAGCGTTCATAGCTTTGTTGATATGAATACAGGTCTTGTTTTCAAAGCCGCAGGGTGGAACGCCCCCGCAAAAGGCGCGAGATTTGATCTTTTAGATGATGCAAGCCGCAAAAGATGTTTTGCTAATGCTGACCCATACGGAAGCTATCTTTACCGCTAAAGCGAACAGCCCCGAAAGGGGCTTTTTACTAGGTACAAACATAAACAAAGAAAATTACAAGCACCTCTCAGGCCATTCTGGGAGGGCTTTTTTATGGAAATTCAGGTGTAAACTCAATAACTGTATTTTTTATACCTTTTTCTTTCGCAATCTTTCTTGTCCTTTTTACAGAAGCAACGATCTCTTGTCTAAACTTTTTTGCTTCGCCTGTTTCATTTTCTTTTACTACTTTTCCGCCAACAACTTCATTCATTATTGTTTGCATCTTTTTCGCTGTTAACAATGCCTTTTACCTCATTCAAGGTTATTCTAGTATATATACAATCTTTTTTAAAGCTATGCCCAAAGGAATTGGATACGGTTCAGCAATGAAACCAAAAAAGAAAAAGAAAAAGAAAGGAGGTAAAAAATAATGGCAAAAGGATTATTTGAAAAACTGAACGATATGAAAAGTTCAGCGGCAAAGCCAAAGGAAAAAAAGTCTAAACCTAAAACAGACAAAGAGTAATGGCACCTAGACGCTTCCGCAAAGTTGCCAAGGATAAAAAAACAGGCGTCCCGAAGAAGTATCTCTCAGGGGCAAAAAATAAAGCTGCAAAAGCGGCAGAAATCAAAAGAACTTCTGAAGCATACAAACGCGGCGAAACTATCAACATCAAAGCTGTTCAAAAATCAAGGGTTAAACAAGATGGCACCAAAAGCAAAACCACTAAGCGAAAGCGTAAAAAAAAGTCTTAAGAAAAAGGCAGAAGGAACGCGTTTCACCTA